TTTATTTTAAATGTTTTCAAAAGATGCTCCGGTAGGAGTTATTAAAAATTCAATGTCAATGAATTCTAAAGCTTTTGTTGGTTTTATATAAATTTTACCGACTAACTGGTTTCTATCTAAATCTTCTGGAGATGAAGAAACTGTAACTCTGAAGTCATATAAACCACGATCTCTTCTAATAGCGTCCAATATTGGGTTAACAGTATCTAAGAAATCTTGTCTAACTTTAGCATCGTTCTGTTCGAATAATAATCTAATAGCAACCGCAGATATTAATTTACGTGCTTGTAATAACAATCTTCTAACGTTAATTCTATCTAAAGCACTTTCTCTTATTTGTAGTGTTTTATTACCAAAAATAACAGTACCTACATCTGAAAAAGTTGCAATAGGGTTTATTCTGCCTTGATATAATGTATCTCTATCTTCTTGAGTAAGCTTACGTCTAGCTTTTATAGAATTAACCAAACCTCTAGTATAACCTGCTGACGCAAACCAAGGGAACGAGATATTATCTGTTAGAGCTAAATTTCTAGTTACTTCAGCCGTTGCCGGAATGTAGATTTGTGTATTATTTACAGTATCTCTGGTTAAAACCCAAGGATAATATGTTGCTGTATAGTTTGAGTCAATACCACTATTCTCTAAATTATCAACGGCCTCTTGAGGGTAGATCATATTTAAAGTATTAGTTGTTGATGGTACAAACATATCGTAATCAGGTGTCGTACAAATATATAAAGAATCCGCACGCTCAAACTCAATCATTTCAATCGCTGACTCAACTAAGTTACTATTGTTTACATAATCAATACCTGGTGTTACAAATACGTTTATGTTAACAGACTCTGGATTATTAAATGTTTTTTGACCTAATAAGTATGCATAATAATCAGTATTCGCCCAATCTTTAGTGTTATCACCTACTGTTATTATTTTGAAAAATCCGTTACCATTTGCTGTTGGGAATCTGTCTGAGACACAAGCACCTGCAAGATATCCTGATGCACCTATTCTAAACCTATCACCATTCGCTCTCGATTCAGAATATACATCCCAACCATCAAAGCCTCCAGCCACAAGCATTGTGAATTTTCTAGCATATGTACGATAGTAAGCATTCTCTTCACTGCTAGGATCGTTTCTAAAGTCCGAAACGCCCACGTAGAAGGCACTTTCTCCTGAAGTGGCATACTCATTCGAAATAGTTACGATCGTCGCTCCTGAGTCCATATGGAAGCCCCTAGACATATAGGGCCAATCTTGTAATACAGGAATGCAAGTTGTTCCTAAGTTTTGCTTACCAACGTATTCAAAGAAATCAGCATCATACCCTAAAGTATTAGAGATACCTAAGTAAACTCTCCTAGGATTTTCACCTGAACTTATATTTTTATTATCCACACCACTTGACAAATTAAACGGTGGGTTAAATATTACCTCTCCAGCTTCAAAATATTTTGTTTTAATAACTGGGAACGGAGGTAAATCAGATGCGTATTGTCTAAATTTATAACCCTCAAATCCACAAGGAAGTGCATCTATAGGTGCATCCTCATTCATTTCAACCATAACGAATTTTGACAATAGAGCATACTCACCATCATGGCTACCTATTTTTTTAGCTATAAAACTATTTGTATTAGGATCCATATTGCAATTAGTGAATTTTTCTAATACAACCGGAGAATTATCTGTGTCATAGTAATCTCTAACCAAAACATCAAATGTGCCATTATTAAATGACATATTTGCAATTGATATTTTTACTTGCATATTTGCACTATTACCATCAGATATTGTGATAAATCTAAACAACTTATATACAGTACTACCTCTTAATTCTGACACAACCCAAGGAGACATAGCTGATTGATATTGCTCTAAATAATTAGCAATGCTCGTTGTGTCATCATTTACAGCACTAGGTAATGATGTTAAAGTTTGTCTTATGCCTCTAATATAACCTTTTTTATATCCATAATTTAATAAGTTCAAGAATGATTCTTCAACAAATAAAGGTACTTCATTTTTAGGTTTAGAGAAATTTGTTGAGCCAAATACTTTGTTTAAGTATGTTGGATCTGATGATTGTAGACTAGTTTTAAATATAAATGTGTCACCGTCATCATTTGTTATATTAATAGCAAACGGTGCGTATGGATTTTTTAGTGCATCTTCGTATGACCCTGTAAAATCTAAAACAACGTTATTTAAATTACTAACTTCGTATTGTGGACCATGTTGTGTTGACGAATAAACAGTAGTACCTCTAGATCTTAATGTTGCCAATACAATATTATTGTACCCGCAGTATGTAGATCCGGTATATGTGTATAATTTACCTGATACAGTACCAGTATAGCAACCTGAAGTTGTTTGTGTTAAATTACTTATTGTTGTGTAAAAAGAAAACCCATCATATGTTTCCCCACTAGTATTTTCAAATAATGCATAATACCAAGCATCATTTATTGGATTAGTATAATCAGCATTGAAACTGTTAACGTTAGATACGTTAAATACATTTGTTTCTGCGGTATATGTTGCAAAAACACTGTAATAATCACTTGATGGTATAGTACCAAAATAATTTATGGATGTACCACTTAACGAATTCTGATTAAAAATGTTTAAAATTTGATTTTTAATATCATCAGATAATGTGGAAATACCCCCATTATACTGCGTATAATTTTTTGTCAATATATTCTCAATTTCAGATGGGAATGATCCGGAAAATTCAATTGCAGATAGGCCTGTATTACATCCAGAGAAATTAACTGTGAATGTTACAGCATTTCCTGTACCATCTTCAAAACCTACTGTTGTGGTATCTACATTTGAAATTGCAACTATCGACCATGATGGCCCCGCATCATATCCTGACAAGCCTAAAACTCTTGTCATAAATAATTGGTTAGATTGCTGTAAGTATGACTTTGCTATATATGCTGATTCATACTTCGGTATTTGTGTGTTTACAAATTTTTCAGGGCTAGTTCCGCCAAAATAAGTTTCAAATTCACTATAATTTGTTATGAATATAGGTTCGAATGCCGGGCCTTTCAAAGTCTCACCAACAATACCTAAAGTTGTTACACCAACACTTTGCGAAACGAAACTTAAATCAGTTTCTGTTGTGTAAACGCCAGGGGAAACGAAAACTTTACTATTTGTCGCCATTTTTTTTCTTTAATATTTATTTTATTTTATAATAAATATTTCTTTTTATTGCAAAATCATTTACAAATAAAAAGTTATTACTATTATGGCATAATATTCTGTTTTGATCAAACCATTGTGGCTCTGAATAGTATTTTGGATTCTAACCCTGGTGACTGTTTTACACAGTCTATTCTTAATGTATCATTATGATTTAGTTTTATTGAAACTAAGTCAACCCCGTAAAAGTCATCATTTATATATACCTCATAAGATGATATATTATCTACTTGTATTTGTTCAAGGTCTATTCTATCATATAAAGTTTTTGATTCACTAGTAGATCCTGATGCAAAATCAAACGTAATATTATAGCTATCCGGGTTTTCTATCTTTTGCTGTAAAGATCGGCGTCTACTTGTTGTGTCAATTTCAAATAATTGAAAAGTACGTTCAACCGCCGGTTTTACTTGAAATTCTTCCTCATCAATTAGAAACCCTAATAATGTAAAATCGTAATTTTGGATGTAATATTTTCTTTTTTCAATCTCAAGTACAGACTCATCAGATACCGCATCCAAAATCAAAGGAATGTAATGTCCATTTACCTGAGTATATGCTTGTCTAGATGTAAATGTTTGTAATACATTTTTATTTAACATGTTTAATTCCCTAATCCTATTACATATAAATTTCAAACTATACTTTATATCTACAGGTACCGGCTGCGGTATGGAATATACATTAACATTAAGCCGGTTACCATCATAACTAGGTACTGATGCGTAATAAAATTGTTTTCTATCTGGAATATTATATATTGCAGGGTTAGAGCCATATTTAACTTCAGGCATTCTTACCAAAGTCATAAATGGAGGGGCAACGTTTTTGTCTATATCTTGAAAATTCCAAGTTTCTGTAAACTGGGACCAGTTTTGTGTTGTCATTATAATATCAACAATTGGAACTTTGATTCCATCAACAAAAACTTCAAGGTTGGACTTAACAAAGTCTAAC